CATTTAACTCAGTGCCAATGATTGTCCCCACGTCATCATTGTTAGGCCCTGATGATGGGGTGTATGAGTTAACGTCTACAGCGGTGACATTGTCACTTGATACACTTGGAATACGAGTCTTAAAACCAGCGCCCAAAAGTAGACCTAGATAGTTGGCTGAGTAATCAGCTGAGGCTGTGCCAATGGTGGTGAGGTCAACCCTGCACACTACTTGACCAGTCCTATGTCGAACCCTAGACCCTGAGCTGAAGACCGTATCAGGCTCTGGAGGGATTAAGAAGTTACCATCACGCGCATCATTTCTCTCACTGAAGACTGGCTCACCAGGGATGATGATGGGGTCACGCTCGCAAGGGATAGACGTGTAAGACCCGCTTTTATCAGGTAAGCCTGTTGATGATACCAAAGAACCAAAAGAGCTCTCTGATAATACGCCTAGTGTTCTGTGTGTGACTGTCATTTAAGCCTCCAAATAAAGCAGGGTGAAAGGTACGCTCAGCATGAATGCGACGTCACCAAGGTCAACAGGAGCGAAGATCGCCGCCTGTGGTATTACTGATATTATGCCCGTTGTAGATAGATCATAGTTTGGGCCTTTAAGCTTTTCTAAGATGCGCTCACCATCCTCAGCCGCTAAGCGTTGAAGATAGAGCACGTCAGACGCTGAGATATCATAGCGGACCTCACACGCCACCTCAACACGCCGCCGCCCACTAAGACCCGCCGCGCCGTCATCCTCTGGGAACGTAGTGAGCACTAACTCAAAAGTACGGTTATTATTAAAGCGCTGTGACTGTGGTGTGACGTGGCCGTTGGCTCTGTCATAGCATACAAAACCATGATGTATATCGGTCTTCGGGGTGATGCTCATGATCTGAGTCTCTAGATGTGAGAGAGCTGCATAGATGCCCTGACTCATCGCATCACCTTCTTTCTGATCTCGATCTCCACAGCCTCTACAAGTATGTCTATATCTTTAGGGCTAAGACCTAGAAACTCTCTAGACCTGTTCACAATATAACCATAATTAGCGTTACTTGTTAGACCTATGACAAAACCTGTAGCCGTGGCCTCTTTGACCACTAGATTGTTCATCATATTTCCTGATAACACTAGATCGACCTCAGCGCTATCAGTGCTTTTAGGTCCACTCGTCCGTTCTCTTGACTCATGTTTATATTGTTTATATCCGCCCTTATAGTAGATGCTTTTACCTGACCTTGATGGTGTGCCACCTTTAGGCTTAAGCCTCGCGCCACGCTTAGCAATATATATCGGGTTTGTTGAGTATCCTGTGAACTCTACCCCATTGGCGTCAATACCTCTGCTCGTCCTCAGCTTGATAGATGCAAGCGTATTCATGGCTAAGCGCTGAGTATCTCGAGCGCTCCACAATGATCTAGGGACTTTGATATTGACCTTGGTTGGCATTAGTGACGCATCCCTCGAGCGATCTTGAAGAAGTCATCATTCTCGCTCTTAGTGTACCCTTTGTATGATGCTCTGAAGTCTGTTTTACTTCCTCCGCTTCTTCGGAGGTCTTCTTCTCCTGAGTCCACCACACCATCACCATCAAGGTCTAAGGTGACAGACCTGAGAGCTAGATTCATGAGCCTTTCATATTGAGCGCGCATCTGCTCAGCCGCATCAAACTGCATATTCATCTCATAGATGTGAGCAGCTGCACAGTAAGCATGAGCGCGCTTGAAGCTCTGCTGATTGAAGACCTCATCCTCTGTGATGCCGTCTGCTATGACGTGATCACGGATAGCTAAGATGAGCTCATCAAGACTAGCCTGTATCTGTGGTGAAAAGTCTGACTGTCTGCGTGGGATCATGTCAGCAAGGTTAGCCATCTGACCTACTAGCTCATCATGATCTAGACCGGTGAAGAATGGTCGAGGGGTGACTTTTAAGAGACCTGTCTCAACCTTCTTGCCACCAACCAAGTCATCATAAGCTATGGTGTAGGGGAACACTCCAGAGGTTCCCAGGTTAGCAGACCCTACATCAACATAGCTCATGCTGAAGTTAAGTGTGGCCGCTGAACTCAGGTCGATCTCACGCGGTAAGGGCTCAGCCAGTAATGCTGTTCCTGTGACGAGTCGAGCGATTTTTACAGCATAGTATGTGTCAGCCGTGGTCTTGAGAAACGCTCTGACCTCATCACGCTCAAGGCTAGTGCCCACAGCGCCGCTTGTGGTGAGTGTGCGTCTATCGCTCGCTATGGCTGTGATTGTCACGTTGGCGCGTGACTGCACAAATAGACCACTGAAGTCACCACCGGTGAACTTGATGGTCAGCGTGGGCGTAGTGCCTTCAGCGTAGGGCTCAGCAGGATCCCACACAAAGTGATAGCCCTGACTCTTAACGGCTTTCCTCATCTCTGTCTTCCTCCTGTGTTAGCTTTGCTGATGTCTGCGCTTTTGGCGCGCTCAAGGTCAGCCGCTTGAATAAATGACTCTGTCACAGGGCTCCACGAGTGTCTGCAATTATAGCCACCACATGAGGTCTTAACGCTGAGCCCTTGGCCGTTCCTGAGTTTTCTCATCTGCTGGTCATCAACCACTAGATCAATGAGCGCTTTACAGAATGGCCTAGTAAGCCCATCACGGGGCCCTGTGTAAAGATAGTGATCGAGCCCAGCTTGGTCAGCAGCTGCGGCTGTGATTGATCGCCCATATTGGCTGATCCTAGTCTTAACCTCTGTCAGCTGTCTACCCTCTGAGCTCTCTAGTCTCTGTACTAAGTCAGACTTGACGAGATCAAGAGGAACGTCAGTTGATAACGCTAAGAGCGCGTCTCTAGTTGCTCGTTTAAAGTCTGGTATGATTACGTCTTCAAATACAGCGCTTGCAGATTGCGCTTGAATCAGGTCGAGCTGAGGAAGTGCTTGAGGGTCATATTCTAAACCTATGGCCTCAAGCGATTTCTCAGCAGCCGCTCTAATTTTGTCTGATGCTTCTATGAAGTCATCAATGGCCAGCCCTAGACCACCTCTTAAGATTAGGTCTAGCAGCTGATCATCATCAAAGCTGAGTAGTAGTTCAGGCTCAGTGGATGCGCTCGCCATCTCGATGATAGACACTAGATCTTTTCTTGCTCGAGCTAGCGAGCGTTTGAATCCACGCTCAGCCTGTACCTCAGCTTGTAGCTGGTCACGTCTGGACCTGATGAGCTCCGCCATAGGGCCGCGCTGACCTTTCACCTGTCTGGTGAGATCATCGATGGCCTCTTGGTCAGCATCAACCTCACTCAGCTGATGGTGTGCGCTCATCAAGTCCATAGGTCACTAGTTGATGCAGTCAGTGATGACGAAGCCCAGAGATGCATCGATCAGCTTAAAGTCATGCACCTCCTCAGCGTATACATATCGGCGTGTTGAGTCTAGGCTGTCATACTGGCCAGCCTGCATACCGCCGAACTCAAGGTTGAGCGCTGCCGTCGGCATCCCTTTGACGTTGCCGCTCTTTTGCACGATAGCATCAGAGCCGCGCAAGATGCCCATGAAGATCTTTTTGCCATCCCAGATTGCTGACTCGCTTGAGGTTGCGCCTGGGACTGCAGTGTCTTGCAGAGCTCGACCAACATAAATATTGGGGATTCCAAGGACATCACGCAGCACAGACAAAACAGCCTCATCTGAGAGAATACGGTTACCTGACGCAATACCAGCTGTTGAAGTACCTACATAGCCGCGCACCTCTGGGTTACGTGCTAGCGCTCGGAAAGACTTACGGCCGATAATCATAGTGTCTGGATTGATGCCATGAGCATTCTCAAAGACAGTGCTTTTAATCGTGTCGAGCTTTGTGAGTGGCTCAGAACCTGCAACGTTGAATCGATCAGCATTTGCGAGTTGCTGTGTGAAGCCTGCAAAATTAGTGACCTCATCAAAAAGCACATCTGCTGCTCGCTTCTCTTTAGCCAGCTTCATCACGCGGCTGACCTTCTTAGCGATGCGCGCTTCTTCGCTCCCTGGATACTGAGAGTCGATGATGTCCTCCATCGCGATACTATCAGAGGCCGCGTAGATCTTAGCCTTAAACGTCTGGCTTGAGCGATCGAAGCCGCCAATGGTAGCGCGTGATGCGCCGGGAGCGCGCTCGAGGTCAAGACCAGCGCCAGCGCCCATGAAGTTACGAGACTCCTCGAGCAGGATCGTCCCTGAGCGCTCAGGAATGTTGATGGTCTCAAAGATCTCGTTTGCGATGAGTTGACTGTCACTAGGCACAGCCTCAACAACAAGACTGGTTAAGATCTGGTCTACTGGGTGTAGATTACTATATGAACTCGCCATGATTTACTCCTTAGCTAGCACGCGACACAGGACCGAAGAACAAGACCTTAATCTGCTCACCAGCGCCAGCGCTCGACTTTTGATTGATATTAGGGAGGACTCGCGCCACTGGAAAAAAGGTGGTGTCACCAACTGCACAAGGTTGAACCTGTCCAGCTGCAGCCGCTGCCAAGATAGTGTTATTGTGAAAGGTCAGAGCCTGACTGATCACTACTCGAGTGATGCCATGAATAAGAACTTCCACAGCTTCACCAGCAGAGGCCGCACGCTGAGCAACCCCAATCACATTGATATCAGTGGGGGCTGTGGTCACTTCTACCTTGCCGTCAGCATTGATAGAGACTAGCGCAAATTCAGTAATAGCGCCGCCAGCTACAAATGAGATGATGTTGTCTGTATTAGCCATGATGATTAACCTCCAAAGGCTTGTAGATAGTAATCAGGATTGTCAGCGCGGAACGTAGCCAGCGCTTCACTGTAAGAGATGCTCTTCTCTGCTGAGAGCTTGCGGACCTCTTGAT